GGCAGCATCGGATCGGTGCTGTAGTGCATGGCCTGGTCCATCAGGACCTTCCAGTTGTCGAAGTGGGTCTCGACCTTCTCTTCGAACAGGTTGGCCAGACGGTTGATCTCGTCGGGGCCGCTGCGCTTGGCGAAGTTCTTGGTCCGGGACTCGTTGTACATCACCGTGTAGCCCATGTCGAGCAGGTCGGTGTGGACGAACTCCAGGCCACTGTGGATGTTGTAGAACTCGAACTCCATCGTGAGGTCGATCTCGTTGCCCTGGAAGCCCAGGACATCGCGACCGTTCCAACCCTGGAGCTGGGTCGAACCAGCAACCTTGAGGTTGACACGGGTCTTGGAACCGGCCTGACCGGCATCGGTCTTGCGGCGGCCCCAGGTGAAATCGAGCAGCGGCAGAGCGCGGCGGTCGATGGCGATGGCTTCCTTACGGTTCATCACGTCAGTGGTGACCGCGTAGCCAAGCTCGCGAATGAGGGTAGGGGTGACGGGCGTGGGCATGGTATCTTTCGAGGTATGCCGGTCACCCCTGTTGCGGGGTTAGCCGGCGTATTTGTGGATGATGCGTTCTCGTTCGGTCTTGAACTCTGGCTGGGCAGGGGGAGCCTGTCCGACCTTTGGGCGGAGCGTCGATTGGATCTGCGCCAGCTTGGGCGCTTTCGCCAATTCGACCTCAACCACCGACCGGTATATCTCAGGCCAGGCGTCCGGGTGCTTTCCTTTGCGCTTGGCAAGTTCAGCCAGGATCCGGGGCTCTAGGGCCTTGAAGTTGTCGGATCCGATGCGCTTCTCGTAGTCGTCCGCGATGCGGCCTATTTCGGCCGTCGAGGCGTTACGAGCAGCAGCCATCGGATCAGCGACGGGTTGGCGAGGCTGCTGGGCAACCTGTCGAGGGGTAGGGGTCGGGGGTGCAGCCGGGGCCGGAGGGGCAGTTCCTAGGCGTTTCCGCAGTTCCGTGGCAGCCGTGGCGCTGATCTCCAGGTCCTTCGTCTGAGCGGCCAACCATGCATCCAATTCGGGGGTGACTGTGGGGGCTTGGACCGGAGCCGTGATCCCCAGCTTTTCAGCTAGGGCGGCAAAATCCTTGACCGCAAGTTCGTTCCCTTGCTGGATACCGACCCCGAGAGCAACCCAGGCCTTGTAATCGTCGGCCGTCATGCCGTTCTTCTGGCACAGATCGACGATCTCTTTGTACCCCTGGGCCATCGGTTCCGACTCGCGGACACGGTCGATCAGACGCGATATTTTACGTCGCGCTTCACCAGGCTTAAGGGCCTTGATGTCCTCGTTGGTAACGACTTTGAGGTCGTCGTCCGGCGGAGGTTCTGGGGCCTTGGTTGGTTCCGGGGCCTTCGGAGCCGGAGGGTCCTCTGCTTTCGCGGGTTCGACCTCGGGTTCCTCGGGCTTCGGTGGTTCTTCCTCGCCTATGAGTTTGGAAATGAGCTTCTCGCGCGCGGACTGGGTGGACTCAGCTTCCGCCTTCGGCGGTTCTGCTGGGGCTTCCGGTTCGGTCGAGATGCCCTCTCCTGGCTCAGCAGGTTTGGGGTCCGCCGGGGCTTCCTCAGAAGCTGGTGGCGGGGCCGCGTCTTCGATGGTGACTCTTGGGTCATCACCGATAGGCGCGATGGTGTTCGGGTCGTCAGGCTTCATGGTATCTCCTACTCAGCGAAAGTCAACCGACAGGCGCAGGCTCACTTGCCCCGAGCTGGGCGAGGATCTCTGCGGGGATGCCGGACAAGATGATTGTGCCGTTCGGGCCAGGCTGGATGGCCACGCCTGTCGCCTGCAACTCGGCGAGGACCGCCGCGATGCTCTCGGCTGGATCCGGGGCCATCTGCGCCGGATCGCCTGGCATGCCGCCCATCGGGACGGACATGCCGCCCTGGCCTTGGGCCTGGGCGGGAGCGGTTGGGCCAGCTTGCTGGGGAGGGAAGGGCATGATTAACCTCTGGGACCGGGCACGGAGCCTGGGGATGGGGGGCCGGTCTCGGCCATGGTGGGCGAACCGTCGCCCGGAGTCGGTGAAGATTCAGCGGCGTTGCCGCGCGGAGCAGTCGGGCCGGGGGCTCCGCCACCGCCACCGGGAAGCTGGTACGGCATGCCCATGGCAGCCCGGAGCGCCATCTTCTCGGGGGTCATCAGGTATTTCTTCCAGTCGTTCTTCCCCATCTCGTACATGAGGTCCTCAAGGATCGCCTCGGGGTCGATGGGGAGGCCGAACGCTGTCGCGATGTTCGCGAACTTCTCCATGGTGGCGAGGTTCTTGTCCGCGTCTGGGCGGCCGGTTGACCCGGCCCGAACATCCAGCTTGAGGTAGCGGAGGAACTGCTCCCGCTCCAGCATCGGCCAATAGGCCCCGTTTCCGCATAGCTGCTTGATGTTCTCCTCGGGGAAGAACTGGTTTCCCATGTACGCGAAGTCGTACATGATGTCATAGATGAACTCTTCCAGCAAAGCGCGACGGTAGTCGGTCTGCACGCCCATCTGCTCATTCGCGATAGCAGCAGTCGTCGCCAGGTCACCCTGGCTGGAGCCAGCAGCGTTCTTGCTGATCCCCGACATGATCTCCATTTCCATGCGCGTTTCGTCGCGCCGGTAGAGGTCGGGATTGAAGGGCAGGGGCTTGGTCTCGGCGAAGGCCTTCTGGATATCCTCGACAGACTGGATCTCGATGACCTCGTAGGGCTGGCTATTCTCGATCTTCTCTTTCTCGCCGGGCTTCAGGCTGCCCTGCTTCACGAAGATGCGCGGGAAGCAGGCCTTCTGGGCCTCGGCCTCCAGCGTGCGGCGGCGGTTCAGCTCGTCTTGAAGCTGGCGCGTCAGGGTGGTGTCCGAGAGCGGCAGAACGCGGCCGGTAACCCGGTTGAAGCCGAGTATATAGAACGGATACCAGCGGCGGCCGACGATGGTCGGGGCTTCGTTCATCAGGAACCGCTGCATGCCCTCGGCCCACACGTAGACCCGGCCGTTGCTTCGATGCCACATTTCCCACACGGACGTTCGGCCCATGTTGGAGTTAGTTTCCATCGTCTTGCGGTCGCTCGGGCCTTCGTTGTCGTACCAGCTCGCACTGGTCTGGCCGGCCTTGGTCCACCGCTTATCGGTGCCGATTTGGCGACCGTCGGAGCCGAACAGGATGATCTGTCCGATCTCCTCGGGGCTGACGTCGAACTTCGAGCCGAACTGGTCGTAGGACATGAAGACGCGGTGAGCGACCCACTCGGCGTCGTACATGCGCTCGGGCTGGGTCACCGTCCAGTCGAACCGGAAATCTTCGGCTTGAATCGGGTCGAGGTTGAATCCGATGTAGCGAGCAATCTCCCCGACATCGTAATCCTCCGGGAACTGGCCCGCTTCGATCGCCGCGAGGTGCCCGTGACGGGGGTCGTTCATGTCCTCCTGGGTCATCGGTTCGCCGGTGACCGGGTTCATCTGCGGCTGCCCCGTCATCGGGTCGATGATCGGCACCTGGGACGCCGGGTTATCGATCATGTCGGCGTGGAGCTGGTCGCGCGCATAGGCGATGACCACCTTCTCCAGGTCGGCAATCTCCATGCTAACAGGTGAATCGTCAGGGAACTGCCCGGCGGCCCGGCGTTTCTTGAGCCACTGGTACCGCGCGATGTTGTCGAGCTGATCGTTGTGGCGGCGGGTGCCGATGGGGTCCAGCTTGGGGTCTTCCTGCGGGCTGAGCTTCATCACCTGCCAGCCGACGGTAGCCGCGTCCTGGATCGCCGCCCGGACCAGCCGGCGCAGCTCCGTCTCCTCGGCCATCTTTTTGCAGAATATCTCCAGTGTTTTGCCGTACTGGGTAAGCAACGGGGGATGCTCCCCGATGATCGCGCCCGGCTTCCAGGAGATCGCGGGGTCACGGGCGAACAGGTTGGCGAGCAGGACCACCTGATTGCGCAGGATGTAGTTGGTGCTGACGACGTCTTCATCGTCGATCAGTAGACACTCCTCGTTGACGTACTTCCGGTCCCGATCGAATCGCTCGTACCACATCTGGAGGAACGGCGCGACTTGGACCATCGCGTTGTAGGTGACGAGAAGCGCGCGTTCTTTCGGGTCCACCGGGCGCTGGGCCTCGACGATGTTATCCTGTTCGAGGTTTTTCTCCTCGATCTGGGGGGCCGCAGCGAAGTCTGGCGCGGCGGAACGTGCTTCTACGGTGTCCATGGTCAGACCGATTCAGCCGCAGATTTCCGTTGCAACCTCATGCCGCACCAGCTAGCCGGTATAGAGACTTCATTTGCGCGTTGGTCCACCCGTGCGCCTGCTTTATGGTCGTGGATGTGTCATCGTCGATTGTGAAAAAGGACCCATAATTCCACAGGGCCGTTTCGCGTAGTTTCTTGCCGTTGCTGTATCCGGCAATTCGCGCGTCTACCGCCGCGATGGTTCCGCCGAATGTCACGATGGCTATGCGCAGCCTCGCGTTATCGACTTGCTCCGGCACTGGCGCCTCTGGTGGAGCGGGAGGCGTAAACCTTGGCGTTCCACTGGCGTTGTACGTCCAATCGATATCAACGGCAGCCTCGCCATGTTGTTTCAGAATCGCCGTCTGCCCGGCGATTGGAGACACATATCCGGCAGTTGCCTCGACCCGGTTTTTGACCTTGCCGGTGCTGTCCTTGACGAGAAAGTAGATCATGCCTGGATCCTAGAAGTAGGTGATTACACGAATGAACCCGGTCCCGCCGTCGCCCCCGGAGCCTTGCATCATGGCCTCGGCCGTAGCGCCAACCCCGTCACCGGCAATCGTGATGATGGGGGCGGCGTCGCCGCTTGCTACGAGGGTTCCTAGGGCCGTGACAGCAACGTTCGTCACAGCACCGACGATTGTTACACCGTTTACCACGATGTTTCCGACAGTGACGACGTAGGTTGTCCCGGTTGGATCGCTCGCTGTCGCTGCTGTGTAGCCGGAGCCTGGGTTGGTGACTCGCCCGCGCGCTACACCTATCGACTGGTCAAGGAAGCCAGCTCCACCGCCGCCGCCCGCACCAGGGGCGCCATTGCCGCCAGTGCCGGGGGCGTTTGTCGCGTGCGATTCTGCACCACCACCACCAGACCCTGGGGCCAGGCCCCCGGGCCATGTGGTGTTGGTGGTCCCGTCGGGCGCAAGCGCACTGGCCAAACCGGCCGCCGTTCCAACTACGGGCGCACCGCCTATACCGGCAGTATTCGCGGTTGCCGGTACTGCGTTAGCAGTGCTGATTCCGTGACCGCCGCGCGAGCCACCCGCTCCGGTAGCGTTAGTCGGTTGCCCTGCGGGGGTGGTCCCCCCTGTTCCGGATGAGCCAAGCCCGCCAGTGCCGGCGCGGCCAACAACGGCTCGCGGTGAAGTTCCGGCAGCAACTAGACCACCAACCCCGAGCGGTGGGGTTGGACAGGTAACGTGCGTGCCGAAAGACGTGGCACCGGCGCCGGTGCCATCGTTACCGTTTGAAACATTGGTGAGCGGAGATTGCCCACCAAGGCCGGGAG